TGAATCCTTGTAGGGCCGTCACCGTCGTGTTTGTGTCGTTCATACGCTGCTCAAGGCTTCGAGCCGTTTCGGGCAAGCCTCGTCTACCCACGTTCCCGTGTAAACACCAGCAGAGCGCAAACCCCTACGTGGCCATGGTCGTCTTCAATTGTGTGGGATGTTAGTCCTGCTTGGCACCCAGCCGCTTGGCAATCAGATCTATTTGTGATGGTCGCCACAGATACCATTCCGCATGCGGAAGTATCGCAAGCGCCCAAGCCTTCTGCGCTGGTGACACCTTCCCGCGTTCAGTCTTCAACTCAGCGAAGATGAGACCGCGTTCTTTGTGGGCTAGCACTAAATCGGGGAAGCCTTGGCCGTCGCTGCGGAACACACCCGGACGCACCTGATGTGGGGTCGGGTGGAACACAAGCCAGCCGTTCATCTTTGCTAAATGCTCGACGGTGTCTTGCCAGATGCGTTCACTTACTTCGCCCATTGGACCCTCCGAACCAGACGCCCAGAATAAACATCAGCGAGCAAGTGCACACGAACTGAATGAAGTCAACCACTAAAACGGTTCCTCGCCAGTGTTTACAGGTGGCGTGTAAGTGCCAGCCTTCAACGCGTCAATAAGCGCCGTCATGTCACGCTTGTCCATTGACTCAAGCCCTTGCGGGTACGGATGCCCAGCCTTCTTTAGCAGTGACTTAGCGAACCCGATTTGTTTGTCGGATGCTGTGCCTGCGGGCTGGGTGACCTGCACAGATGGCATACGGGCGTCGGTGCCTTGGCTCATGCGCTGCACCTTGCTCATCTCCTCACGGGACGGCCGTTTGTTTACATCGGAGCCAGCCATTCCAGCGTTAGCCAACGCACGACCCACAGCGGAAGTTTCTGCGTTTTCAACGTGGCTTGTCCTGTTTACGTTGCCAGCACCGCGCACTTCTTCCGCATAGCCAGTAGAAATCAACATTTCACCTAACCACAACTCTGCTCGCATTACGCAAATGTCTGCACCGGGTTCGCTAATCATTTGAGTTATCACGCGTGGATAGTCGTTGGTGCTTGCCATGTATCCGCTGTAGCGGTTTTCTAACCAGCGATCTAGTCGCGCCGCCACTGGCTCATAATCGTCAAGGTTGAAACCCATTAGTCGTCCTCCCCTGTTACTTCCATGACTCGGTCGTAAATGCTTTTCGCCTCAAAGTAGAACACTGGCAATGTTTCCTCAACGGAGTCAAGCAGGTAGCACCTCGAGCACCTGATCTGTAAACGGTGGCAACTACAGCTCTTGTTCAACGTGCCAAGAATCAGGCCCACGATGGTGTGCTTCACTCGGTAGTCAGTTGGGTCAATCATTTGCCTGTTTCCCATTCCCCAAGGTTTACTCCATCGCTGTGTCCCATTGAAGGGTGCCAACAGTTGGCTAACTCCATGATGCGTGCCGCAGCCTGACTAAGCCATAGGTGGGCAACGTAGTTGCCTGATAGGTGAGCGTCGGTGGCTAGGTTGAGCAAGCGCTTGGCTAGTTGTTCGTCACTGAGCGCCATTAGCAGCTGCCTTTTTAGCGACGCGCTTGGCTTTATTCTCCAGACGCTTTTGCTCTTTCGCAAAGGCTTGTTTAGACAGTTCAACTGTCGCCCGAAGCGAAACCCAAACGAAAGCGCCGACACTCAGTTTGATTGTGCTTGCGTTGTAAACAAGCGCGTTGTATTCATCTTCCGTAACACGGAACGAGATGACTTTCGTTTTCATTGTTTCTCCCAATGTTGTTGTGTTATTTGCAGTTACGTTTCCAGCGTTGCACCAGCGGGTGCTTCGACTGGCATAGCAGCTGTTGTAGGCCTCGACAGTTGGACTTTACAACACCCCAACCCCACGGCCCGACAGGGTGCTTGTAAACACCCCGAGACCAGTGACCCTCGAAAGCGATGTTGTCCACCACTCGAGCTTGTTGAAGTGCGGTAAGACCCGCAGCCGATGACCGGTTAGACCAAGCCTGCCACACACCCCGAGAGATGCCGTACATAGATGTATACGACTTTGTAGAGTGGTTGACGTTTGCGCCTGTTTCGCACATGGCTAGCCGACGGTAGAACCGCCAATCCATGACCAGCTCTTCGCCGTACGCCTTGGATGGTGTTGCCGATAATGCAGTGGTGATGAGTGCTATGCACATAATTCGTTTGAGCAATCCTCTGAAACCTCAATAGATGGCCCCCACGGCAAGTTGGTTGACAGTCGGTGGTTGACTGTCACTCGCTCGATCAGGCCGTCCGCAGATGTAAACACCTGCACCAGTATTTTCTTATCTTCCGACCATAACGGAAGCCAGCCGTAAACAGGTATCACTTCTCACCCGACATGCCGACGTAAATAACTAGGACGGTCGTAAACACGATGATGCCGAAGCCGACCCATGAGACTATTGCGTGGATCACTTTAGCGCCTCGAGACCTTGCTGGGTGATACGGCAAACCATAGCGTTTACCTGTGCCACGGTCGGGCGCATAGTGCCTGTGGTTTCAATAAAGCCCATGCGCCGTAGGTCGGCGCATCGCTTCCAGCCGTGCAGGATGCCAGCCTGCGACGATGCTTCCTCGTCGGTCAAACCCATAATCGGGTTCTGGGCGTAGATGGCTAGTAGGCGCATAGCTTGTGAGCCGCGCTTTGGTGTGATGTGCTTCGCTCCGTTTACAGATCCTTGCGGGTCGGTGTTGCGGAACAGTGGCAGGTCATCGAATGGTGTCATTGCTCAGAATCCCAACGTATTGAAGTCGTCAATAATGCGGGCAACAATAACTGGGTCAGCGCCCAGCTCTGCGGCAATCTCATACGAGCAAAGGCCCTGCCAATGTCCCTCGAGTATCTGTGAATGGAAGTCGTCCATTACTGGCATTTGTGTTTCTCCTTGTGTGCGCCCTTGGCGGCGTGGTCATACTGTAAACAACTGTTTACACGATGTCAAGTATTTGCGAGTTCGCGGGTGGAGCCGGGGAGAAACCAACAACCCCACCCGCTAGCCCCTACGCAAGACCAAGCGCGTAGGTGGCGTCCTATGGCTTCGGAATAGCCTTCCAAGCGGCTTGAAACTCCTCAGCAGATTTCCAGCTGTTCTCAATCTCAACGTGGAGCCATTTACCGCCGGGTGTGCCAGCGTTGTCTTGCGAGTTGAAGATCTTGATGCCTTTGACGCCTTCACCGCGTGAGCATCGGTAGCCCCGACCCCACGCTTTTGATTGCTGTGGATCTTTGTAGGCGTAGTCGTGTATTTCCGCTATGCGTAGTTCTTTGGTGTGGGCAATGAGCCAGTCAAAAGCGGCGACGCCAATCTTGCGGTCGGCGTAGCCCACGTCGCAAGCCCAGCCTGTGGCGTGCACTGACAGGTTCTCGGATCCGCGCATAGTGCGGTTCGCGTAAATGCCAAGGTTGCTAAAACCCCAGCGGGCTTTCATGTTTTTCACGAACTGCTCAAGCACAGGGCTGGCTTTTTTGCCGTTCCAAGAAGGGTAAAAGGGGTATTTACGGGGCACTTGGCGGGTCCTTCGGCTTGTCCTTCAGGCCGTTGCCCGCAAGAAGTCCGATAAGTCCACCGGCAAGGGTCATCAGCATTGGTGACAGCACTGCCCATGCTTCGGAGTCGTTTGGTGCTTGCTCGAGTGGCTGGGTGACGAATAGCAGACCGTAGATCAGCGACACGATGGCTGCCACAAATGAGAACGAGAGTGCTACGCCGACAATAAGGATGAGTCGGGCTTTGATTTCTTCGTTTGTCATGCGGTTTTCGGGTTTCATTGGCATCGTCTTTCTAGTAGGCCGTCGGCGCGGGTGGTTTCGCAGTTTTCGCGTATGCGGTCTGCGCAGCTACTCAGCGCTAGGCAAAGGCTCAGGCTCGCCAGTAACTTGCAAATAGTTCGCGGCTTCTTCATCTGTCATCTCCCGTGTTTCTTCACCGATAAGGATTTCTGGGTTGTTCATTTTCAGTTCCTAATTCCATAGATGCGGATAGTTCCGCCTGTCAAGGTTCCCGCTGATGGGTAGTAGGTAAAGCCAGTGTTTGCGCCTGTGGCGATTGACCAGCCACCCATGGTGCCAGTGCGGGACGATGCACCGAGACAGTTGAACGAGCCGAAGAAGTTTGTGTTAAGTGCTTTGTTGGGGTTGTTGATGTTCATGACAAGGCTGAAGTCGCCCGTATCGACATAGCCCACGACCGTGAAGCCAGTGAGCGCTCCAAAGGCAGAGCCAACAACAGTGGCCACGCCAGCAGTTTGATGGATTGTGTTTGAGTAGTAATTGTTGCCAGTGTCCACGTTCAGTGCTAGGCGTAGTTGTGCGCCTGAAGATGAAGCCACACCGCCCGTGTAGGTAACGATGTAATTGTCGTAATCCGACGAAAACGCGCCAGTTACGACTGCTGACGCAACACCAGTGCCGACAGCCTGCGACTTGACCAGCCACAACCCGACACCATTCATGTCGCTGGCGTTCAGCACGTCGCCACTAGCAAATACAGGGAAACTCATAACATCATCCTAAAAGGTCAGTTCCACCCACGGTGGATTGGTTGAGAATAAATACCGCAGCCCAACGCGCCGACCCTTCAAGCGTCGTTACCCAACGCTCAGGCGTGACCGAGTGCGCAATACGAGACGTCAGCATCGGCGTGGTAATTGCATTGCCAGACGGTGGAGTGACCTGCAAAGTAAACCTGTCAAACAGCTCGAGCCCGAGCGTCGAAGCCCACGATGCGGTAGGCGACAACACAACCGACACCGGTGACGCCTTGGCGTATACATTCCCGCCCCAGCCGTTTACGATGTTTGCGATGTCAACAGCGTCAGCCAACGTGGCGACCTGTGTTTCGACGTACTGTTCCGCTTCGCCGTAGGTGGTGACACTGCTCGAGTTGGTCTGGATGTAAACACCGCCGCCACTCATCTGCACATTGGAGACGTTGCGCATTGAATCGCCGTCGTACTGCAGCTGTACTTCTGTGCCGATAGACAACCCGCCCGAACCGTACGTCTGCTGAGACACAATGGAGTTGGTCTGGGTGCGGATCTGGGATTGGCTGTACATGGTGACGGTGCCAGCCTTGGTGACGAAAAGCGGAGCAAACTCAGACACCGCAACTTTGCCTAGTTCTGAGACGGCCGTAGGGGCGTCGTTTGTGATGTCCAGCACCGATGACGCAGGCGACGCTGGAACGCTCGTTAGGGACGCGCTGAAGGGTGTCTCAGCGATGATGCGGTTGAAGCGGGCGCTGGTGGTTTCGGGGAACACCGCTTTAGACCTGCGGATAATTTCTTGCACTGTGGCTTGAGCAATAAGGCCCGTCCAGACGCACACCTGTTGAAACTGTCCCGTACCGAGAGCGACATTCTCACCGATGATAATGATAATGGCTCCGGCCGTTGCACTCGTTGTCGCACCGATAACACCGTCGACCATTAGGACTAATGCCTTGCTGGTGACGTTGAATGAGAAAGTGACGTGACTGGGTTGCGAACCGTCGTAAGTGTTAGACGATGTATACGTTCGGGTCAAGCCCGCAGCTTGGTCTTGGATAGTGACAACGTATTGCCCTGTGTTCGGATCCCAGCCGATGGCCCATCCGTACGCGCCGACGGTGCCGCCTGTAGTGGCGGAAGTCGAGTCCATAACAGCCCATAAAGAAACACTGAAATTAGTGTCAGCAGCAATTGCGCCGAAGACGGAAGACGCTGCGCTCGACACAGACGCTTGGATTGAGTTGCCGGGAAGACCAGCCGCGAGTTCGGCACCGTTTATAGCCGACGCAGTTGTTGTCATGTTTAGTGGAATGGACCCGTAATCCTTGAGTGTGCTAGTGCCCGTGTACGGGGTAACGGGTTCGTCGCAGGGGTAGTAGTGCCGTGGCGACTGGCTGAGAATGTAATCGCGTGACCAGTCGGCAGGTAGCGACGACGAGCCAAGCAGCTGCAAAGCGTCAAAGCAGAACAAGGTGACAGTCGAGTCGGTGCCTGCGTCGGTCCACTCGGGTGGCCACCCGGCGATAAAGCCACGGAACACGTCGTAGGTAGTGCTTGCGTGGGTGGCGCGTATACGGATTTGGCGACGCGGAAGCAAATTGCCGTAGTACGGTCCTGTCGTGTTGAACGGGTCAAAGCGTCGATCACGGTTGGACAGGGTTACCGTTGCGGAGCCGTCAGCCTGCAAAGTCCAGTCGTCGGGGACGCCTCGAGAGATGTCCATACCACGCACATAAGCGGTCACGTCAGTCCAAGTGGGCGACACCACATAAGGGCCGTCTGTAAACGCAATCTCGACAACAGGCACCGGGTACGCCATTAGCGTCCACCGCTTCGGCGTTGCCACTGGCGCAAAGCAGCGTCAACGTATTGTCCGATGGCTGCGCGGTCACCGACTACGCCCATCATGTTGATGGTTACTTGAGCGTTCTCAGGGTTACGACCCGGCAACCTAAAGCCCGGCATAGTGGAAAGGGTCGGAGCCTGTGGGACGCCAAAGCCTTGGATTGGGCTACCAGTCAGTTGACCAGTAGCGCGGATAAAAGCGTTACCAGTTGCGTAATCAGTAATAGTGGCACCAATGTTGAAGTATTTGCTAAGCGTGTTGAACTTCATGATTAGGTCGTTCAAAGCTCGACCAGCAGCGTTCAGTTGGCCGTTGTTGCCATACAGCAAATTAGTAAGAATGTATTTCAACTCGGCAAAGGCTCCAGCGACGCCGTCTTTGCCAAACGCGTCAGCAATCTGAATCCCGTATTCCGCTAGGCGCTTCAGGTACGGCAAAAGTGCAGCACCTAGCGACTCTTTCAATTCGTCCACGGTGATGCGGAACCGAGCCATCGTGCCCTCAAAGGTTTCAGCGTTAGCCAAAGCCGACCCGCTAAAACGCTTCTCAAGGTCCTTCTGAATGTCGTTGAAAGACATTGCCTTGAGTTGGGCTTTGTCGTAGCCAAGACCGAGACGGGTAATTGCTGTATTAGATCCGTCAAAACTTTTAGACAATCCCTCGACGATTTGCTTTAGGGGCTTACCGGTCGCCGCAGACACATTGAGCGCCAAATTGAGCAAACGTTGCGCCTTGTCAAAGTCACGAGTCGAGCGAATAATACGCGCATACGCAGGACGCAACTCATCATCAGCCACACCGACAGCGCGCTGGGTCACGTCAATGTAATCCTCAACCGACGCAATCTGGGCATCCGTAGCCTTAGTAGACGCACGAATAGACAGCGCTAACTGTTTCTGGGCTTTTTCATCGTCGGCAGCCATACGAGCAAACCCGACCAACTGTTGCCCAGCCTGAAACGCAGCTGCACCCAACGCAGCAAAAGCCGCAGCGCCAGCCAAAGCGCCAGCCTTAAGAACGAACTTGACCTTGTCGCTAGCCGTCTCCAGTTGCTTAAAGGACTTGATGGCTTTTTGGATGCCCTCGCCCGCAAACGTAGTAATGATTGGGATTTTGATAGCCATCAGATTTCTTTCTCGACTTGCTTCATAACCTTGCGGATCAGTTTCTCGGTTTCGGCTAACACGGTTTCGGCGTGGCGCTCATAAGCCTTCCACAAGAAACGACCCGGTGTGCCGTAACGCTGATTCAACGCGCGCACCATCTCTTTACCCTTTTCGGTGGGTACAGGACCACTACCCGACATTTCAATAGCAAGGGCGTCGGCTGCTGTCCACTTGATACCAAACGAAGCAAGGTCAGAAACATAAGCGTTGTATTTGCGTGGCTTCTTACCCGACACGAACGGTTTGATAGCCCGGTCAGACTTTGCGTTGTTCCACGGAAAAATTGGTGCCACTCGACGGGCTTTCCACGAGTAAGCCATACCAGACAGTGGTGGCTCCGTAGGAGTGCTAGCGCGAGCCTCCTGCACGACCGTAGACACAATCTGGGCGTAGTCCTTGGTTACCTGCCGACGCGCTTTCTTGTCAATGCTGTTGAGAGCACGCAACGCTTCTTTCACTCCGACCATCTCAAGCTGGGTTTCGATTGCGTTAGGCATCTAGCCCTCCTTCATGTCTTCGGCTGCCTTTAGCACTGTCGCCAGTGTGTCTAGGTCAAATGGTATGTCAGGAGGCCAATACCCTGTGCGAAGTAGCAAAGACGCTAGTCCGTAGTTGTATGTGCCTCGGTCGTAGGGTTTACAGGTTCGTTGTCCACCACTTCAATGTTCTCGAGACGCTTGACGTATTCGTCAAAGACGATGGGTACGGAGATGCTGTTTTGTTTACAGCACTCCCACGCCATAAACGCTAGGTCCTCGACTCCGATGCCTTCGCCCAGCTGTGACGCCTTGCGCTTGAACTTGCGTTCCCAAGCCACAATCACGCCAAGGTTGGTCGTGACGGTGTAGTGCTGGTCACGCTCGGTGACTTGCAATGTCAGTTTCATAGTTTCTCCCTATGTGTTGGATCAGGTGATGTCGCGTGCCCAAGTGCCGCCGACCCAGTTTGCGGTCACGGTTGCCATCTCACCCACGGTGGAGTTGATAGGCGTAAACGACGCAAGCATTGCGTTGGTGATTGTGTACTCAGGGTTAGACGCCGACTCGGTCGTGCCCGATGGGCTGATGACGAGTGTGGTGGTACCGAGACCGACCATCGCTGCAAGTGCTGTTTCCACTTCCGACGTGGCACCTGTGCCACCGTACGACAAGAAGAAAGTGATGCTCACGTCAACCGACTGAAGACCCGGTGCGAACTTGTGGCCCGTGTCGCCGAAGGCTGTGATCTCGAGCGAGTCGGAGCCGATGGTGAGTGTGCACTGGTTCGCTTGGTCAGACAAGTCATAGGTGGTGGCACCTTGAGTGATGTTGATGGTCGCGTTGGACAGGAAAGTTGTAGTTGCCATGGTTAGCTCCTTTTTACAGCAATGGCTACGGATAGGTCATACGTCGGTAGGTCTTGCCCGCCGACACTCGCTAGACCGTTGTATGTAAACGCGGTGACAGTGGGCAATTCAATAAGAACGGAAAGCGGGCGGGCGTTACGCGGGTCAGTAATCGGCACAAGACCCAAAGCCGTAAGGGCGGTTTTGCAGGCCGTTACAGCGTCATACAGGATGCCCGACGATGACATTACGCAACCTGCGCTCTGCCACAGCCAAGAAGCTGCATGATGCGACCCAACGTGGCCGACGGTGAAGCACCGATAGCCATCGAGTCAAAAGACGCAAACGAGTCTACCGAACCGCGCTCGCGGTAAAGCGTTGCGGCATACATCACGGTTCCGAGTTTGACGTCGGCGCTAGGCACCGTAGTCATCGAGTCGATGTAGCCAGCCTCACGGCGTTTGCGGTAGCACCAAGCGTTGCTGGCGTTTACACAAACACCGACGAACGCTGTGTCGTTAGCAGTGGCAACGTCAATGCCGAGCCATGAAGTGACATCGGCTGCAACAATCCACGACACCGACTGCGTGTAGGTCAAAGTCCCAGACTCGGCCTCGTATGCAACGTCGGCTCCGCTGTTTACATAGATGACTTGGTTTTGGCGTGGGATGTCATAGTCAAAGACCAGATAACCCTCGTCGTCCACGCCGTCTAGGTAAAACGGTTCGGTTGAGATAACTGTGGCTGTGGCGTTGAAACCAGTAAGAGCAACAGCTGCAACCGTGACGGAGTCGCCCGGCTGAACCTCGGCGTCGGTAAGGGTCTGGACAGCCGCGTAGTTGTCTACGCGTCGCACATGCGTGATGGTGCTTACTGCCATCTCAGAGCCTTTCCCGAACTACCCGTGGACTTT